TTATTGATTACCTCAATCTCTGTCATAGATAAACCCTCTGTGAAGGAATACTTGGGAAACCGCCAAACCGGGAGTAATTGCCTAACCCTTTGCAGCGCGATTTAGTCTTGTTACAGGCTGTCTCTGCGCCACCATACCCACATTCAGAAGACTTGAATTTCCAACCACAATAATTACGCGAAAAGCTACGCATAGGCAAATTGACATCTAATATATCTATCTTTGGCGCAAGGCTGAATTCTGCTGTATCTTGCCCGGCTACATAGCTGTCTATATAAAAGACGTGATCCATGTGCGCGTCTGCGTCAGACAATTGATTAGCCCAAACAAGCCTTATCGTTACTTTCTTCCCGCGCAATTCGTAAGTTTCAAGATAATATTGGATAAGGCGGTTTATATTTGATATGCGAACAGATACATATTCAATTTCGCCTTGCGAGTTATCCCCGACGTATTCATGCGATATTGGAAAGGTTAAATAAGTTATTCCGTCATAGACGACGTTTGTCGGATATTCTGCAAAATAAAGATTGTTCCCGCCGCCGTCGTAATCATGTATCGTATATAAAAATATGGGCTGATTTGCGAGTTTGTTTTTTTCTTGATTAAATACTGCTGTCGTGGGTATCATTAGAAGACCTCGATTACATCAAACTGAAAATCGTGCAATTCATAAAATACTTTATCTACTTTTAAACTGTCCTCAAGAAAACGGACAGTATATTCGGTATTGTCATTAGGATTGGTAAAGGTGAAACTTGTCAAGGCCCCAAGTTTTGAGTTAAAAAGCGAGGTTATTGTCGCTAATTCTGCGCTCGTCCTATTCTTATATTGCAAGGTAAACTTATGTTTAGGGCTGGGCCAAAGACTACGACGTTGCTCAACGCCATTTTCAAACTCAGAAATAGCCGTCTTATAGGCAATTTCTTCTGTATATACATAGTCAGGCATTAAAGTTAAATCGGAAGCCATTATCCATACTCCTTTGAGGTATCTCTTAATAATCGGCTATTACGACGTAAAGCAGAGGCCATAATAGCTTCAATTGATTTTGAATTACGCTGCACGTCCCGAGTGTCCCAAGCCTGTATCACTAAAACAGGCTGATAGACTATTGATTGTCCCCCACCTGTCAAACCTTGCCCCCGGTTAAGCCGAGCAATGTTATAAGCACCTAAACTATTTACGGCCCCCCGGGAGAGCACCGCTTCGCCTTTTTGGGCTATTATTGGCACTTCATCATTGGCAAGATAACCGGAATGAGCCTTAATTATTCCGCCATGGTGAAAAGAACCAAACGGATTAAATCCAAGCGAAGACTGCAATGCCTTACCAAGCGTCATAAATAAGATAACCCGGGATAAAGCTTGCGTTAATATCTGTAATATTGCCTTTCCAAAGTCGGCAAATATCTCTTTTGCTGATTTCAATTGTCCGGTTAAAGCGTCAAAGAAGAAATTACCGAGTGCGCTGGACATAGATTGCGCTATTTGTTTTGTTATATCCTCAATATAGCTTCCCCACTCAAATAACTGATCTACCGAGCTATTTGCCCCCTTAGAGAAAGTATCAAACAAATCAGTAATATTCTTTCTTACGCTATCAAGCCATTTAGACCATTGGCCTTGCCCTTCTTGGAATATAGATATTACTTCATTAGCGGTTGATTGTTTTGCTGTCTCTAAGTTTATTGTGAAGGCGTCAATTTGTTCGCGCGCGTCCTTGAATTGTTGCGCTAAATCAGAGAAATATTCACCGCCAAGTTTCTCAGGTAACTTTGCTAATAAACTGTCTAACTTCTCAAACATTCCATATATAAAAGCAATTAAATTCGCTATTGCTTGCACTACACCCATAAGACCTATTGAGAGCGTCTTAAAAGCAGCCTCTAATGAGTTCATAACTGCTGTGCCTACCTCTTTAAAACGTAACATTAGAGCTATAACTAATACCAAGGCCGCCGCTATTCCGCCAACTAAAGCGACTTTTACGCCTAAAGCTTTTGCTATAAATGTCCCAATTGCCCCGGTAGCTTTTATTATTGCCCCGGCTAAAGACAAGAATTTACCAATCGCAAAGACAATGCTCCCACTTATGGTTAAGAATACCCCTGTTAAAAATACAGATTGTATAATGAATTGTTGCGTAGAAGGCCCGAGCTTATTCCAAATAGCAAGAAACCCCTGTAATGTATTATTTAATTTCTGCATTACAGGTATCATAGCGGTTGCTATGCTTGTGCTAAAATTGGTAAAGGTATTGTTAAGACGACTTACTTCCTTATTTACAGAAAAGGAATATTTCTCAGCGTTCTTAAAAGCTAAAATAAGCGGCGCGGTTATCAGGGCCCCTGTCATTGTCAGGGTTGAACCAATATTCTGAATATTACGTCCAATTGATTTAATGCTGTTGCCAAGCTTATTCAGATTGTTGTCAACAACCTTAATCCCTTTGGTTACATCATCAGTTAGCTTTATTTTTATGTTTATCTCAACTTGTTGTGCCATTTTTCTTCTCCGAATATTCGCAGAGCAAATTATCTATAAAAGTAATGATACTGATTAATTTCATGGGTTGTTTGAGCCAACCGCCTTCATTCGGTAAAAATCCATTTTTAAAATAATAAAACAAGTCAATGTAAGCTAACTCTGTGTAAGTTATATAACGCCATGGACAACGCGTTATTTGATAACCCTCAATCGTTCTTGGGGGCACTTCTTCGCTGCAACCACGAACCTTGCGAAGCTGATTATTGCAACGCTGGCAATCAAGGTCATTGTATTGGGCCCAGATTGCCAATGTCAGTTTTTTGCTTCAATTTCCCCAAGCTGATTAAATTCAAGTATCTTGCCAAGGATCTCGGTAATAATAACAAAAGGTATCCGATTTAATACTTCTTTGGTTATTTCGGTATAATCCTGATTATCAAGATTTCTAATTGCTTTAACTCCGGCGGTTATGATGTCAAATGCCTTATCACCAGCAACAGTCATATCAAGCGTTCCGTCGGGCTTCATGGCTCCCGAGAATATGCGCAATTTATCCTCATGGGTAATATTCTTGATAACAAAAACTGTCTTCGGGTCTTCTTTATCTAAACTTGAAACAAAATCAACTGTCTCATTAATACTAATACCTTTTAACATAACCCAATCTCCTTTTTGTTGTGCGTTAATAGTATGCGCACCCCACTTGAGCAAACGCTCCAATTATTCAAACTTAATTTCTACTTCATCATCTCCACTATCTTGCCCTAAGGTAAATGGTATTTCCCGGGTAAGCAAACTCTCACGCTCTCCGTCGGCTATGCTATCAAGAGTAACTTTAGGCGCGCTGATAGTTACTTTATTTCCGGCTGCACTACCTATAACTAAACTTAATTCTCTTTGTGTAGCCCCCACCCAATCAGACCAAAAGTTATAACTTGCAACAAGCATTGCCTCGGGATTGAAATTACCTTTAGGCGCGCGGCTCGTAACCATAAAATTCTTAATGCCGTTTGCCGAGGAAATATCGTCGCGGCTACCTATGTTATTGGCAATGTCAATGCTTAGCTCTTGCACAATCAAATCTGTGTTAGAGTTAAGTGTAAAGGCGCAATTCTCTACAATAGGCGGAACTGTGGTGTCGTAAGTCGGGCTTCCCGGGTTTACAACATCAGTCGGCTCATTGTAAAGGCCTTTGAAGGTGAAGGAAAACACGCCATATTTTCCAGCCGTGGCCTTAATACTAAAGCTGCCTTGTGCCGCGGTAATCTTATGCAATACTGAACTGCCGGTATTGTCATTGTCATAGATGTAGATTGTGGCGGTCTTTTGGTTGCTTGAAGTAGGCTTATAGGCCACACTTGAACCGGCAACCGCGTATTCGGCAAAGCTGCATGCCTCAAAAGCGTCGCCTAAACGCGCGGCAACACCTTTTGAGCCCGATCCTTTAATCTCTGCGTCAAAGCTAACCTCTACCCAACGCTTGCCGACAACCGGGTTAGTTTGCGAGATATTGCTGCGCACATTGTTGCGGTCAAGCAAGTCCGCTTGAAAATTCAATTTTAAATTTGCAACCTCAATTGCATTAGCAGCTATTGTCGGGTTGCTGTCAACGCCATAGCTTGCTTCTTCTTTTAGCAGTAGAACTCTATTACGGACTGTTTGCATTCAACCTTCTCCTTTTTTTTAAGCCCTTGTCGTCCTATTTTGTTTATAATGAACTTCTAAATTTATGGCAAACCCTCGCACCGGGTATTGCTCAAAGTCATGGACGCTATTTACAATCTTCGTGTCAATGACTTCCGCTAAACCGAGGGTAGAATTGGAACTCAAGGCCTTCTTAATATCATTTTCAACATCAAGCACCCCTTTCGTCTGCGTATCTCCAACAATCTGCTTTTCCTTGTCATAGACTTGGATATAAGCGGTAATATTTACATTCAAAATTAGGTATTCATTCGGCATGGCCTCGTCGGTCAAGGTATTACCTATGGGCTCAATAATAATACAAGGAAAGACAGAGATACTATCGCGCACGCCTAAAAATATGCTGTTGTCGTTGATATAGCTCAAATAACTACTATCTTCTAACGCCGTCTTAATTGCGCTAACTATACTTGCGGGTGTCATTGTGCTTTCTCCTTAGCTTCTTTGATTTCATCTACTATATCGTCAACGACTTGCTTTCGTGTCTGCTCTACGGTAATGCTCATATAACGACGGGCTGGAATATCAACCTTATCCTTCAATAAGAACAGCGGAACAACTTTAATCTTAGCCATGCCTTTAATGCTCCCGAATAGGATTAAATTACCGCTTTTGGATCTCCCTATAAAAGAACTGTCATACCCGGTTGCACCGCTTTGCACTTCCCGAGCCGTAAATCTTGGCACGCCTGCCGCTGTCTTAGCAGCTTGAAGCGGTATCGTAAGCATTTTTGCGTTAACCGGCCTTATCGTTCCCCCGGTTTCGTGAATATTGGCGTATGACATGCGCGCTGTCTTTAGCGTAGCTCCGCTTCCAATAGTGCCCTCAGGAATACCGTATTTATCCTTATCTACACGCCAACCCATACTACGGGCCAAGGCCCCTGTTCTCCGTTTTAATATTGCTCCACTTACATTAGAAACCAGCTGTCTTAAAACTGTGCTGGAAGCTTTCTTAATACCCTTCTCTATTGCCCGGCCCTGCTGCTTTGGAGATAAATCAATGAGCAGATTATTTATTCGGTTAATATCTTTTTTTTCTATACTTAGCTCAATCATGCCATTCTGCGGTATCTGTCAAATACCTTATAAGCTTCTTTTTTAAGATAGCTGGGACGATAGACAATTTCTTGGTTTTCAAAGACATTTACCCCGGCCTTACCTTCGAGATACATAGCAACTGCAAGCTGGATTAAAGCTTGCTTGAGATCATAAGGAACCGGATCGTAGCCTGTTCCGCCATATCCAGCCTCATAAGTAACTTTGATATTGCGCACTCCATTACCAAAGACTAAACCAATCAACTCAACAACGCCAATCTCCGGGACAAAGGTATAATCGGTAGCCGCGATTAAATCGTCAGCGTTAAATTCCCGGTCTAAATCGTCATATATGCTGGTTATCGCTTTTACTGGGTAATTCTTAAGCTGTAAAAAACTTATTCCTTCTCCGTCGTGGTATTCAACTCGGCTTGCTCCGTCAAATTTCCTATCGCAATAATTCTCAGCTTCGTCTTGTGCCGATTGGCACAAAGGCATAAGTTTATCGTCGTCGGTTGTTACTGTTATGCCTAAAAAATCCTTAACATCTTGCACATTTATCAACATAATGCCCCCTTATTATTTCGTTTAATCTTGCTGCTGATTTTTCCCAAGTAAATTTATTATGTATGCGATCACTTGCTCTATGTCCTTTTTTCAATGCTTCTTGGTAGTTATATATAACCCAAAACATCTTATCCAACATGTCCTTAGTGTCCGGGGTAAAGACTTCGGTTTTAAGGTTATAATTCTTCAAGAATGTTTCGGTCATTTTATATTTAATCGGATAGCCCACATCTTCGTCAAAGAAATCGGAGCAACCGGTGAAATCTACGCTTACGCAAGGAGCGCCTGTTGCCATTGCTTCGCAAAGTGTTAGACCCCAGCCCTCACCAAAGGAAGGTAAGACAAAACAATGCGCTGAGTTATAAAGCAGACGTAATCTATCCCAATCAAGACGTTCCCGGTCAAAAATGATATTCTTATATTTACCGTGATGTTCAACTTTGTTTTTCTTATGTTTATAAATATTAGCCTTGGTTGATAGCCTGATCTCACGCCAAGCGTCTTTACAACCACGGATAGCTTTTCCAAATCTCTTTAGATTGATTTTGAGCCATTTTCCCCAATCAACTTCGCTTTCCATTGTGGTTTTAAGATACAATTCAACGTTTTTGAATATTTCGGGGTTGTTCTCCATTACCTTGACAACTTCGAGCAACAGAGGGTATCCTTTTCTTTCATTAGGAGCGCCAACCCACATAAAACGGAATTTCTCTCCCATGCTCGGGAATTTTCTCTGATAAAAAGGAAACTTCTCTGGCATAATACCTTCCCAACATACTTCTATTGGCTTATCTGTAACCTTCCGGAAAATATCCCGGCAATAACTGCTCGGCACTATTATCAAATCGGCATATTTAAAAGCTTGCTTATAAGTATCTGGAACCTGATTAAACTCCCACATAGTTAGCAGAATATTGATTTTATTCGGAATAGGCCTAAACCAATCTGCGCTTACTATATGAAAAATAATATCTGTTTCTTCCGGGCTAACATATTCAAAATATTTCTCGCCATATTCTTTGAGCATGCGATTGTGCATACCATAACCTAATGCGTTACCTGTCGGATTTTTAGGATCAAGCGCCCAATGGATTTTAAGTTTATCGTTCATTTAGTTATTATCCCTTTCACAACTTCTTTCATTTCAACATGGCATTGCGGACAGATAACTTTCTCTCCGGCTTCTTTCTTGATTGTGTGTGTTTTGTCAACCGGACATTGATAAATGCTCTTTTTGTTAGTCTTAATCATTAACCACCTCAACAGTTACCTTATCCATGTCGCAGCCAGCGCAAGATATGAAGTTTTCGCATAACTGGGGTGTCTCATGGATCTTAAAATTAGGGTCAAATATATTGCCTATTGAACCGGCGTCTTTCCAAACAAGTGTCATGCAGCGGAATACATCGCCGTTAGGTTGTAATAATAAATAATCATGCCCAGCGCTGCATTTAACTTTATTACTTCCGGCTTCTTTAAAACGATACTCCCTGTCCTTGCCGGCGTATTGTTTTAAGAAGTCGATTTCGGATTGATTTAGGGTATAGGGGAAAAGCGGATTTATAGAATAAGGGTCAACGTGGAATCTAACCCCGTGAAGCACCTCAAAATAATTCTTTAATTCCGGGATAAGCCACAATTGCTCGGGATAAGCCACAAAATTAACATTTATCGGATAACCGCGGTTTTTCAACATTAAAGCTTTGCCTAAAAAAGCCTCTTTGCTGAATATCTGCGAAGGGTGATAACTCAACGTCATACTAAGTATCCGTCTGCTCGGTATCTCATTAATGAAGCGCGTCAAATCCTGAGTGCAATTAGTAGTTATACCTAAATTTATGCCCGGATTAAGCGTCTTGATAATATCAACCATGTTAGGGTTAAGAAATGGCTCTCCGCCGGTTATATCAAGGACAGCTGGTTTTAGATA